CTACTCTGCGAGCGTTACAGTATGCGCTTTAACTGGCGTGGCTACACTTATGTAGACGAAATGCGAAGTCAAGCATTATTACAATTAAGTCAGATTGGTTTACAGTTTGACGAATCAAAGTCACAGAACCCCTTTGCTTATTATACAGCGGCTATTGATAATAGCTTTACTCGTATCTTAAACATTGAAAAGAAAAACCAAACTATTCGAGACGACTTACTAATAGAGTATGGTAGCAATCCTAGCTTTACTAGACAGTTTGAACACGAAGCAATGATGCGTGATGAACGCGAACGCATTTCTAATTTAAAAACAGAAGATTATTGATTATGACACAGTTATTTAAAAGAGCCGCAGTCTTTACAGACATTCACTTTGGTATGCGACAAAACAGCAAACACCATAATGAAGACTGTGAAAATTTTGTTAAATGGTTTTGCGAAGAAGCATGTAGACGCGACTGCGATGTTGCTATCTTCATGGGCGACTGGCATCATCATCGTGCCACAGTTAATGTTAGTACACTGAATTATACAGTAGAAGCCATTGACCATATTAGCAAAAACTTTGAGCGGTTCTTTTTTATACCTGGCAATCATGATCTTTATTACAGAGAAAAGCGTGACTTAAACAGCGTCCCGTTCATTCGAAACCAGAAAAATATTATTTTAGTAAATGATGTCTACACTGAAGGCGATGTTAGTCTTGTTCCCTGGCTAGTTGGTGATGAGTGGACTGCTATGAAGAAACTAGACAGTCGTTACGTTTTTGGTCACTTCGAACTCCCTAGTTTTAAAATGAACGCCATGGTAGAAATGCCAGACCACGGTGGCCTTAACAGAGGGCATTTCCCCAATCAGGAACGTGTGTTCAGTGGTCACTTTCATATGCGACAACACAGCGGCAATGTTAGTTATATTGGCAATGCCTTTCCCCATAACTATGCAGATGCCTGGGACGATGATCGCGGTATGATGGTTTTGGAATGGGGAGGGCAGCCAGAGTATATTGCTTGGCCTGATGCACCCAAATTCAAAACTATTGATCTTACCAGATTGATTGAAGATCCTAGTAGATACATGGATAAAAATACATTTATTCGAATCACCTGTGATGCTGATGTAAGTTTTGAAGAAGCAACATTCTTAAAAGAGAACTGGTTGGAAGAATATAAACTTCGTGAGATCACACTGATTCCTGCTAAACGTGAAGAACATGCACAGGACTGGAGTGGTGATGTTCACTTTGAATCAGTGGATCAAATCGTTTTAACACAATTAGCGGCAATTGAAAGTGATGTTGTTGAGCGCCAAGTTCTTATTGACATCTACAATAGTCTTACTGTATAATAGCATCAATGATTAAAATTAAAAATCTAACAGTTAAAAATTTTCTCAGCGTAGGTAATGTAACACAGGGACTAAGAATGGACCAGCATGGTCTTACATTAGTCTTGGGTAATAACATGGACCTAGGCGGCGATGGTAGTCGTAACGGCACAGGCAAAACTACCATTGTTAACGCACTTAGTTATGCGCTTTATGGCAACGCACTAACTAATATTAAAAAAGATAACCTAATCAACAAAACCAACAACAAAGGCATGATGGTTACTGTTGAATTCGAATCCAACGGACATAATTATAAAATAGAACGTGGGCGTAAACCAAATGTACTGCGTTTTATTGTTGATGATATGAGCCGCGATAGTTCTAGCACAGAAGAACAACAGGGCGAGAACAAAGAAACACAGGCTGAAATTGAACGAGTAATAGGCATGGGTCACGATATGTTTAAGCATATCATGGCGCTGAACACTTATACGGAGCCTTTTCTAAGCCTAAAAACTAATGATCAGAGAAACATCATTGAACAATTACTGGGCATTACACAGCTCAGTGAAAAAGCAACGCTACTCAAAGATCTAATTAAAAATACCAAAGACAGTATCAAAGAAGAAGAATATAGAATCAAGGCAGTAACTGATGCAAACACTAAAATTAAAAACTCTATTGACGACCTGGAACGTCGTAGTCGTCTTTGGCAGGCCAAGCAAAAAGAAGATCTCGAAAAACTTGCGGCAAGTATAAATGAACTTCTAAACATAGACATTGAGCAAGAGCTAGCAAATCACAAATCATTGTCTGTATGGAAGTCCAATGAAAAAGAATTAAAACAACATAACAAAGATCTTGCAGGCCATCAAAGTTCTATTAAACGTATAACTCAACAGCTAACAGATCTCGCTGGTGCACAGGGTAAAGCACTGGATCATAAATGTCACACCTGTGGTCAAGATGTACATGATCATCAACAAGCAGATATGATCAGAGAAATCAATGACGCTATTGCACTATTAGCCAGTGAACTTGAACGAGAACAAGAAGACATCAAACAAGTAGAAACGCTGATTAAAGATCTGGGTAAACTAGGTACGGCGCCAACAGTACGCTACAATAATATTGATGATGCTGTCAATCATAAAAGTACACTGGAAACTATGCAAGATCAGTTTGAGCGTAGGGCACTGGAACTAGATCCCTATGTAGAACAAATAGACCACCTGCGCGAAACTGCGCTGGAAGAAATTAATTTTGAAAGCATCAATGCGCTGGTAAAATTAAACGAGCATCAAGACTTCTTGCTTAAATTACTAACAGCCAAAGATAGCTTTGTAAGAAAACGAATTATTGAACAGAATTTAACTTATCTAAATCATAGACTTGCTCATTATTTAGAAAAGCTGGCACTGCCACATGAAGTTAAATTCCGTAGCGATCTAGAAGTTGATATTACTCAACTTGGACAAGAGTTTGACTTTGATAATCTAAGTCGCGGAGAACGTAACAGATTGATCCTAGGATTAAGCTGGGCTTTCCGTGATGTTTATGAAAGTCTAAACAAGCCATTAAACCTGTTATTCATTGATGAAATGATTGACAGTGGCATGGATGCCAATGGTGTTGACAATGCTCTGGGCATACTTAAGAAAATGGCCAGAGAACAAAAGAAGAATATTTTCTTGATTAGCCACCGTGATGAACTGGTGGGGCGTGTAAATAACATACTACAAGTAGTCAAGGAAAACGGATTCACAACGTTTAATACCGACGTCGAAATGGTAGAAGCATAAGGAAAACAAAATGACAGAACCAACAGAAATCACAAACCCACACGAATATATCGTCGCACAATACGAAGCATACATTGCAGAAAATGCCAAGTTTTCTGACAAGGGTGTTAAGGCAGCGGCAGGTCGTGCACGTAAAGCATTGCAAGAAATGAGCAAAGGCATTAAACTGCGTCGCAAAGAGATTACAGAGCAAAAAGCGGCATTATCAGCTAAGTAATCACGCTAATGACATGGTTGTTTGAAGGACAAGTAATTGATACCTTACCCGATGACTGTATAGGTTTTGTTTATCTCATCACCAATACAGTTTCGGGTCGTAAGTACGTTGGTAAAAAACTTGCTAAGTTCTCCAAAACAACCTATAAAGTTGTCAAACAAAAAAACGGCACCAAAAAACGTAAAAAAATTAAATCTAAAATCGACAGCGATTGGCAAACATACTATGGCTCCAATGACGAACTTAAAAAAGACGTCGAAAATCTAGGCTCAGACAAATTTACCCGTGAAATATTACATTACTGCAATAGTAAGGCACAAACATCATACTTAGAAGCGAAAGAACAATTTGACCGTAAAGTCTTGGAAACAACAGACTATTACAATGGACAGATCAGCGTTCGCGTACACGGCTCCCATATACTAAACAAATTTTAAATCGGCAACAGCCCAATAATTTTAAACTACTGATAAAGCTAGCACCGGTAAGTCAAATAGGTGCCCGAATCCGTTCTGATGTGTGACGGTAGGAAATTCTGTGCAGTAGCAGAGACATGATTGCCACTACCCCAATGACGTTGGGACGAAGCGTTAGTCTTGAAAGACGCTGGCAAGTGTATGTATAGACAAAAAGAGTAGGCACTGCTGAGTCATTGCATCCTACAAGAATATCCCAAGTTCATCTATCAGCTAGGATATTCTGCGTTATATAGGACTACATAAAAGGGTACAGCGTAACCGCCCTTGCTAGCAATAGTTGTAGCGATAGATTACGATAATGGGCCTCAGACATGTTCTGTTTCATTATTTCACTTTTGCCCTTAACAGGGCAAAGTACGATTGCAAAACCTTGACATAGTACTTCAATAGAACTAACTTGACGATATAGTTAAGATAGAATTAAAAGAATTAAGTTTTATTAGCGTAAGCGTGTAAAACATAATTCTAGTTGTTCTTGAACAACTTAAAACTGACCCTGTGTTAATGTATCTTTGGGCTTGACACCACGATCTAAACTTATCTTATCTTTAAGTATCTTCACGAATATTGTACGTTCGTCATGACTTAACTGCCATAACTGATCATAGCTCTGTCCTGAGTATATTGCTAGTGTTGCTATGTCTTCGATTATGGCTTTTGTCTCTTTTTCAAGACCTGTTAACAACTTCATAATTTCAGGCCCTGACTTAAGAGCCAAAAGCCTCATGCGAAAAAAGTTGTAGGATTCAAATCAAGTGTTGATGTATATACTTTACTGCATTTCTGGCATTGTACATTGAACTCTTTGCTAACGCCCACTTTGTTAGTGTTCATAATAGCAGTTTCCAGTTTTGTATATTCAGGCTTGCTGAGATCACGTACCCACTCTTCAATCATCTTTCTGTCAGACACTACAGATCCATCTGGTAGTAATACTGTGTCAATACTAGATGATACAACGTTGATACTTTCATTGGTTAATGTTTCATAGCTCTTAGTTAACAACGCTAATTTTTCCTTTTCAGGTAAGTTTTGCTGTTCAGCAAGTTGTAAGCCACGTATCTGTTCATACTGTACCCAGTTCAGACTTAACAAATGTTTAACTGTGATAGGCTTAGTGAATATTTTAATACCAGATTCATGTTCAATAGGAGGATTGTCTTCGAGCACTGTGATATTGCCAATTAAATGATTCAAGTCAACGGATACTTCATTGACTGCCTTTTCTTCGCAGTCACACTGTGTTGTTACATCCAGTTTATCACCATAGGTACAGCGTTTGATAGCAACTAATATAGCATCCAAGTCTATGCTGGGCATATTAACAGGATCTGTAATAGTAGGTGCACAACTACTGATTAGCTGTGTCAGTGCATTGCCGTTTAACAAGCTATCTGCATTTTTTAGCAACAGTTCATCCTTGGCAGTTAAAGGATAAACAGGTATCTCACCCATGTCATTTAAGTCACTGGGTTTAGTGTCATAGAATTTGCCCTGACTGGGTAGCTTGATGTATATACCTGGCTTCCTAAAGAAGGCCTTCAAAGGATTTGATAGATGCTGATTTTCCATAGTTTTCTCCAACTAAATATTGATATGAATATTATATTCTTATTTATGTACGTATTTAATGGCTGACTCTACTACTATCAACGGCGTTTACCCAGACGGTTCTGCATTCAAATTTAGTTTGGATGGTCTCGCCACGCACAATCAAATGGAACGTTTGATCAAGCTGACAGCCACTATGGCCAAACGCGATGGCAAAAATACACCCGATGAAAAAGAACGCATAGAGCTTTTAGAAAAGGGTAACAAGCAATACAAACAATATAATAAGAATTTAGACGACGTCAATGACGGCATGGACTCATTTGAGTCATCATTGCAAAAAGCCAGTACAGTCACATCATTGTTCAAGGGTCACATGTTCAGTGCTATACGAGCATTGGATACTCCTATGGCCAAACTGGCTGCGGGCATGGGTGGATTAGTAGCTGGCTTTGTAAATTATGCAGATGACCTACGCCCTGCACTACAACGTGGTATCAGTGGCGGAGTATTGGATTTTGCGGTAACTGCTAAATCGGCTGGACTAACACTGGGCGATTTTAATAAAGCACTGGCAGCCACAGGCGGTACGTTTACCATGCTGGGCGATGGTGCAACACAGGGTGCACGTAATTTTGGTACATTGATCAACAGTGTACGTGGTGCCACAGCCAGCGTGGGTAACCTGGGCATGAGCAACGAACAGATGGCAGAGTTTACAGCGCAACAATTAAAAGCATCTGTGCAACAGGGCTTAAAAGGTAAACAAGCACAGGATGCAGTTATTAGAAC